TTCTGAGTTTTATTTAAGATGAAAGAGTAATCAGCGATAGTAGTTGATGACAGACTATTTGGATTAAATACATTATCCGGCCCAAAGTTCTTGAAGTATCCATTTGGAATAGAGTTAGTAGCCATAGAAACTGAAGATGTGATACCATTAGTAGTACCACTATGTTGTCCACTTGGATAACTAGCTGTCTGCTCTTGATCTAATACATATACCTCTTTACCCGGAGTTCCAGTTGCATAGCCTGTGAGATCAATTAGTTTAACTTCGGTATCTGTATTAGCTGAAGCTCCATTTGTTCCACTAGTTGTTCCACCTTTGATAATTAATGCGTATGCTTCATCCTCACTTCTACGGACAGTATGGATAAAGACATCATTACTATCAGAGGAGGTTATACCATCTACTTTAGTCACATGTTCAGTACAAGGTCTCTTCTCCAATCCACGAGCTATATGAGATAAACCATTCTCCTGTATCTCACCTTGTGTAGGTAACCTGAGTGTAGCTGGTTGTTGGGATACACCATTAATTAAACTTGGTATAGTCCCAGAGATTAATGCCATTTACTTCCTCCACGCATAATGTTGGTTAGAATCTTTATTACGATCTACTACTCTAAAGGTGTCATAATCATCAAATATATTGTAATCTCCTGTTTCTGATTGGTACTCTAGTAAATCTGTCCAAGCGAGTGTTTCGTCCTCTTGGAAGAACCTATGTAACTCACCTGACCCCACTACTCTATCGTGGAATACTCGTGCAGACTTAGAAGCTATGTATCGTCTAGCTGGTTCTGGTAGCTTATTGAAGGGTAAAAAGATGACTTCATCTACAACTACAGTATCTCCTTCAGCAAATACACTTGTGTTATTCTCTCTGTCATATAAGTATCCTCCACGTTCTATTATATCCTTTGTGTTTGACCTAGTTTTAGAAGTAGAGTCTATCCGTAGTATATTTGAAGAAACTGGTATTTGACTATCTGAGGTACGAGGTGTTTTAGTAACTTGAAGATCGGTATTAAATATCCATCCTTTAGATTGTACCTGTCTAGATGTGTTATGTAGTATATCTTGAGCAATGGAAGCATCCTGTAGTCCTGCTTTGTCATTCAGGCTCATAATTGGTTGCTCTCCAATAGTGGTTAACATCATATTAACCGCTTGTAACTCGGACATGTTTTCTAACTTTTTCTCACTCATGCTACCTTTTTATATTTATTTTTACCATTAGTTTTACCTAGAGGGTTACGTCTGCCCCATTTGAAATCTCCATTGTTGTACATAGACTTAAACTGCCACGGGTGGAAAAGTATGTAGGAATCATCTCCTTGTGTTCCCTCTCCTAGAACCTCACGAGCGTCTTCATTAGTATTCTCATATATTATTCCATCATAACCTAAGTCTTCATTTATAAACTTGATGAGTCCATGCATCTTATAATAGTGTATTTCGGCTTTTTCCCCATTAGAAAATGTTTCCCACTCTCGATTCCAGTCACTTAAAGAGTATCCCACCTTGTTCATGTCTTCTTCATAGGTGTCTCTCGCATGGTTTAACACTTGTTCTAGTGCAGTACCTTGACCAAAGTGATCCACTAGTAGAGGAAAGTTTGTACCATCGTTCTGGAAGTCTTCAAGAAGATCTTGTTCAACAAAATTTTTATCTAGGGGAGACAAAATTGAGTAAGTGAAGTTAGGCATTAGGGACGGGTCATCAGGAGAATCATCGGCATAATTCTTACCAGACAAAAACTTCAGAAGTGTGTCCATTTCAAACCCACCTAAGTCTCTAGTTCTAAGAGGGTTATTCATTTTAATGAATCCTGAGTAAAACTTTGCTTCCTTTGTACCTCCTTTAGGAGAGTATATTACATTCTGTAATTTGTCCCATTTTGATCTACCATATTGTTGTAGAGAGCCATCACCCTGTTTGTCTAATACTCTCTCTACAGCTTGATTTAGAGTACCAAAGTGTGATCCCTTCTCTACCTCATTTTCTATTCCTTTCAAACCGGATAGTACTTCTGAATCCATCCCCATGTGTCTGTCCCAAAATCCTATAAGTGGAGACACACTACTTAGAGTTCCGTGGTGTACAAGTTTGGGAATAATAGCTCCATCTCTTTCTACACTTATAGCAGAAGCTTGGTTACCCATGTTCCACCAGTTAACAAACTGCTCACTCTTCATTATTAGTTCTTTTGCTATCTTCACATCATCCTGTTTCCCTAGTTTTCCTAAATCCTGAGAGTATCCTAGTATAAAGTTCTTCTCAAACTCTGTCCTCTCCTCTTCAGGTTTCATATACACACCTGTTTCTGGATGATATAAAAGGTCATAGAAGTCAGCATGAAACTCACCTTTGTCTCCCATGATCTCACCTATCACATTTCTATGTGCAATAATTTCCTCAAGTAGACTTGATCTGAACTTACCTATATCCTGCATGAAAGAGTCCTTCTTTAGTATCTTTTCCTCTTTGGTCATACCATCAAAAGCTGACCTAGCATTCTCCTGTAAGTTCTCTTTTGCCTGAACACTTAACTGCTCTTGATTTTTAACAGCACTAACCATTTCCATTTCCCCTCTGTTTGCTACTTCTGAAGATAGTAGTGCAAAGGGAAGTCCTGCTCGGTTCCTTTTAACAAGTCTTAGTACAGCATCGACCTCTTTTGATAAGGCTTTTGATTTAAAGTATCCTTTTCTCTTAACCTTATAGTCCTTTCTTTGTACACTTTTCTCAACCTCATTTGGCTGGTATATATCAGAGAATCCTTGAGTAAGATAGTTTGTTTCACGATCTAATCCTTTTGCTGGATCAGGTTCCATTACTAAAGCTCCAGCTTCATCATACCTATTTCCACCTACAGTATATTTATCAGCCATTAGTTTCCTTTTGAAAAAAAAGGGAGTACCCAAGTTAAAGGATACTCCCTAAGATTTACCTTGCTTCTATAAACCTTGAAGCAAAGCTACAGCACACGCTGGGCGTAATACGTTATGACCCATTGCATACTTTGATACTATTAATGTACCCTGTCTATTGATTTGGTATTCCGATTCAACAGACATATCCATTAATTTAACAGTAGCAACTGCATCTTTAGTCATTACTAATGCACGTACACGCATTGCAACGTCAGAGACGTAAGCAGTCTTACGGAGTACAGCAGCGTTAGCAACAGACCCAGTATTTGTCACATGAGTAGACCATGCGGCATGGTTGACGTTAGGAACGTCATACTGAGTTGTTCTTCCAGAACCTACAGAAGCAGCTAGAGGCTGGTGATCTCCCCAAGCTGGGTTGCTATTTGTTTCATGAAGTGCAAGTGCTCCAGCAGAATGAGTCCACAAATCAGAAGTCCACGTAGTTCCTGCTGTATTACTATAGGAACCAAAGTGGTTAGAAACATAGACAGGCATACCTAAGATTGTAGGTACGTCACCAGATGCAACACTTCCAGATCCACCAATGTCACGATTAAAGATAGCCAAGTCATTCAAGTTACTTGAACCTGAAATCTTGAACATATCATAATACATGTCATTAGACATAACCACGAATGGTTCGCCCGGAACATTAGCATTTGTAAGGATACGTTTTGCATCCATAATTGCTTGAGCAATCTTCTTAGGATCACGAATATCAGAGGCAATAGAAGATGTAGTAGTCTCATCTCCACCAACAACTACGTTACCTGAGAAATCTTCGTCATCAAAGGTAGAGTAGTCTTGGATCATGCCAGTACTACTAGCTGAACCTCCTGCCATAGCAGCAGTCTCACAGAGAGCCGCTTTAATACCAAGCCTTATTATATTTTGGTCAGCAACTTTACTTAGTCCAAAACCTGCTTCTTGAGTATAGATTGAACGTATATCGTAGTGTGACATAGCTTCGTCAATGTTCGGAACAAACTGAGCATTAACTAAGAGGTCATCTACGGATACAATTCGTTCACCTTGCTTAGAAGATGATGGAACTATCTCTGCTCCCGGTGTATGATAAGCCGCATCTCGGTACTTACCAGTCATCGGAAACTGTGCTGACTTCCCTTTAGAGATCGTGCGGACACGATGTAAGGGCATCATTATATTCTTCGACTGGAAAGCTTGTAGCACTTCTCCTGCGTACAGCTTTAGATATAACGCTCGTGCGTCTGCACCAGCATTATTTATACCAGAACGATGAATAGTTGAATAATCAGTAGCCATATTGTTTTTCCTTGATTAAGGGTTATTTGGTTTTATAATTAAATAACTCA